TTTGATGCCCACCATGAAGATTGGATCCCAGAACCGCGTAAACGCAGTTGCTTTGGCGGCACTGCTTCGCGGCTATGGCCAGAGCTACCGCCAGATATTTGCATACGTCGAGCAAGTGCACGCAATGCCTAAGCAAGGCGTAGCCAGTATGTTCAGCTTTGGACATTCCTGCGGTGTTATTGCAGGCGTACTAGGTGCGTTTGAGATACCTGTGACTTACGTCACTCCACAGATGTGGAAGATGCGCGCGCACTTGACAAACAAGGACAAAGATGCGGCTCGGTCGTTGGCTATACAAATGTGGCCACACTGGCGTGAGTTGGATAAGAAGGGTCAGGGGCAAGCTCTGGCGGATGCGGCTTTATTAGCGAGGTATGGACTATGACCAAAGACGACTTGGTGTCGCTTTTAAGAAGCGCAGGCGTAGAAGAGAACGCCGTTAACTTAGCAATCAATGCATTTGACATTGGATACGAAGCTGGCGAAATCGCTGGCTATCACAGACACTTAGAAAATTTAAGAATCATAGGAGAACGATATGAACCAAAAACAGATAAATGATGCAGTTGATTACATATACACCCATGGACAAAAGTACGCCCAAGCAAAGGCTGAACTGACGTACATGGAGGAGTACCGTAAGACCCTCAAAGCCAAGCTCATGAAGCAAGCCCTCGCCAATGGCTGTAGATCAGCCGCTACGGCGGAAATGGAAGCCTACGCTGACGTTGCCTACGAAGAGCACCTACAAGCCCTGAAAGAGGCCGTAGAGGTCGCAGAAGGCTTTCGCTGGGGGTTGGTGTCAGCACAGGCACGCGTAGAGGTCTGGCGCTCTTTGGAGGCTTCTAACCGCCTCATGGATAGGTCGGTGGCGTAATGGAAGAGCAACTCTTAAAAATCACAGGCCAGAAGTACAACAAAGCCATAGCAGGCATCGCCTCTGTATGGCAAGGCAACCAGCGTGTTGAAACCCTCATCTACAGTGGCCAGAAGCTCATGGAAATATTCATGGACGAAGGCATGACGGATGAGGAGGCCATAGAGTGGATCGCGTTCAACATCGAGGGCGCCTACATGGGGCTATCGACGCCAATCATCATGTGGGAATACGATGAATAACAGCATGACTGCTAAGGAGCGCGCATACGTGGGCTTGGTGAAACTTATGCCCTGCTCCGTATGCGATGCCTCTGGCCCAAGCGATGCACACCACGTAAAACAGCATAGGCAATACACAGTTGTTGCCCTGTGCAAGTCCTGCCACCAAGGCTCAAAGATGGGCTGGCATGGTGAGAAGCGTGCATGGGCTATTGCAAAGATGGACGAATTGGATGCCCTCAATAAAACAATTGAGAACGTCATTCATTACATAAACCAAAACTGAAAACACAAGTATACAAACTAAGGGTGCGTATTAGGGTTTTCCTTAGAAAAATAGTCTGTTTAGGGTGTTTCAAACTCTAATTTCCTGTTAACATTCCTTTACCGCAACAGAAAGCGGGTTCATCAACTTAAAGGAAATTATCATGACAGTATCCACAGCACTCAAGGTCGTAGACCAACTCGGTTTAATCCAAGACCAGATCGAAGCATTGACAGAGCAAGCAGAGTCTTTAAAAGACCAAATCAAATTGCTCGGTGCAGGCACCTACGCTGGCACTATGTACGTCACCATCGTCAAGCACACTCCAGAAAAGAAAAGCACAGCATGGTCTGCTGTAGCTAAGGAGTTGAATGCTCCTGCTGACTTGGTTGCTAAGCACACCAAGATCACCAAAGACATCATGTCTGCCACCACCGAAGCCTTGTCTAACTAAGGGAGTCGATCATGAACCGCAAGATCAAAAAATTAGATATGTACGAAGGCATGTTGGTAGTTACATCAGACTTTTTACATGCCCAAGTAAGAACCATTACACATGTGTTCAAAGATTCCAACATGGTTGAAGTGCAATGGTATGAAGGCGAAAAGATGTGTGCTCAAGGCATCGACGCATCAATGCTGATGACTCCGACCATCAAGCAGGTCGAGCACTCTATCAGCACCCATGGCCCGTTGGTTGGTATCAACGACATCTTCTGTTTAGGTTAATCAATCGGGGGCTTCGGCCCCCACTAGGAGCACAACATGATTCGATTTAGCAAAGAAAACTTAATCAATGCATTAGAAACAAAAATTGCAAAGATGGAAGAGATGTGGGGCTTTGTTACCACTAACGGTACAAACCAAATTAAAGATAAAACAGATTTTGATCGCGTCATGGCTTATGGCGAATACATCTCATTGTTGGATATTTACGAGTCTGTCAGAGACAACACGTTTTTAAATTAGGAACACACCATGACAAATTATCAGTACACATTATTGCGCAACGCACACCAGAGAAAAGCTACCAAGCTTGGTTGTACGTTTGGAAACTTTGGCTGGGTGGTTGACCACGGCGCCATCTGTAGCAAAACAAGTATGGGTTACCTGACTACCAAGCATGTTGGTCATGGTAAGTATGAGCATCAATTAGAAGCCTACGCGTAAGGAGCACAACATGAAACGCGCATTTATCAAAGCATTCAATGAACTTAAGAAGCTGGGTTGCCCAGTGTTCGAGCGTAGCGACTATGAAGGCCGATTCCTGATTAGCGCTGAGGATCCAGAGTCATACAAGTGGGCTGACTACTACGCCTACGCAGATGGCCGCTGGAAGGGCGAGAACACCAGCCCTAAGCTGGAAGAAATCATGAAGAAGCATGGCCTGTACTGCGAGTGGGAAAACGCAGGCTGTTTAATCGTTTGGGAGAATTAAATGAAAAACGTAACCATATCAAAACACATCAGACTTGAGCTAACTGCTGAAGACTGGGATCTATACACCAACATGAAGGGCAGTAGCAATGCCGCCAACTTCTTGAACCTAAACGTAGCTCAGGTTCTCAACACAACAGAAGACTTCAGAGAAGCTGTGCGCGCCTGCGACAAGTTCATGGATCGCATGTCTGAGTACGGCGCCAGTGACACAGAGCCAATGCATGTGCTTGGCAAGATTATTTCTAAATTTTATGAGGTTGAATATGTCTAATCGATACTGGGACGACAGAGGTCGTTACAACGAGGAATCTAAGGCTTTGCAGGCGATTATTCCTATGGTGGGTGCCGTACCCTACCGCCGCACAAAGAACATGCATCTAGAGCGTTTTCGCAAGGCTGTGAACGCGTACTACGACCTGTACAACAACGGACTGTGGAACCGCGCACGCGAGTTTGCAAACCTGTTCAAGCTGTACGGTTTGCGCGAAGTAATGCGCTACGGTGACCTCAATGAGAGCACTGAAAGAGTCATTGAAACCACCATGGACGAATACGTGCTACTCGCGTATAAAGAGCAGGTTGCGCTCGGCAACATCAAAGCAAAGGAGGAAACCCATGCTTAATCAAACCACCAAAGTGTTCCCACGTAACGTGGAAAAGAATCCAGTGATCGAGGGGCCGTTCCACAAGAAGCCATCCGAGTTTGGAATCTTGATGGCTGTTATTTTTGTGGTCGCGGTAATTGCAATCATTTTTGATTTATTTATTTGGAGAAGTTAATGAAAGAGACAAGCCAACTTGCGCGCCAATTACTTGGCCAAGAACATGTGAAGTTTTTCACACAACAAGAGTTTGACGGTGAACTGGCAATAGCTAAAGCAGAGATCATGGCGGTGGCCATCGAGACGACCAAGCGCGCCATCATGATCGAGCGTGAAGAGTGCGCCAAGCTAGCCGACGAATGCGTGGACATTGAGAAGCTGGGCGAGGCTATCCGTAACCGTATACCAACACAGAGGCAGTAATGACTGAAATAACGCCTATGGAAGCCTACGCTACAAGCGACGGCAAATTATTCCCCAATAAGATAGAAGCCCAAGCATATCAGCATGGGCTCGACATCACCCCTACGGTTAAAACATTTTTGGATGCAGAAAACTATTTTTCTTTCACCAGCTACCGTGAAGTGCAGGCCATCATCAATTGGGAAGTGCAAAAAAAGCTAGCAGAATTAAAGGGGCATATATGACACCAGAAGACGAAGAGTTCAACCGCATAGAGATGGAGTCTCGCATCAAGCAAGACTATGTGCGCGACATGAAGCAACCATCCAGAGAACAACTAATGGCAGAGGTTGCTATCCTGACTGAGCTGGTGCGCGTGCTGACTGATAGGGTTGCTGAGCTGGAAAAGAACGCAGGCGCCGCCGCTACGTTAGAAGAGATGCGTAATCGCTATGACAACCACTTTGCAAAAGCGATGGGGATAAAAAAAACATGATTGACCTCATAAGCACACAGGAGGGCATAGAAGAGGAAACACGCAGTGCGGCACATCTAGTCGCAGGCGTGATCGCTATGGCCATAGAAGACTTGTGCATGATCCCCACCGACGAAGAGCTTAGGCACAACTGCAACCTGAACCACCATGCAATTGGATCGCTCAACTTTTTCTTTGGTGACAAGTCAATGTTCAGAGCTTACGCATCCATGATTGGGCTGGAGCCCACCAGCTTCAGGGCGGCATTGGAGCGCCGTACATATGAGGACGAGAGCGACAAGAAGACCAAGATCCCTTACCTCAAATACAACGAAGTCAAAGCCATGCGTATGCGAATCCACTGGTGGCAAAAAAGCCCTGTACAAAGCAGGCAATTAGAATTAGAACTTTAGGAGGACATCATGCTAGAGACAGTTGCTTGGGTTGTACTACTCTTGTGTTCAGGATTTGTGATATTTGCACTGGTGGCAGTGGTCATGCTGATGATGGATCAGGATGATTAGTGAAAACACCTAGTAAATAATCTAATTTTCTGTTATAGTTCCTATCACTGCAATGACGCAGGTTTAGGAGAATCAAATGGCAACAAACTTTTCACCCATCATTGAAAATCCAGTAGCTTATGAGAATGCCGTCAAAAGCTACATCATTGGTAACGCACAAAAAACATGGCGTGCTAAAACTGAGCGTGCTAGTGAGATTGAAAGCGCTTTGGTAGTTGGTATGCTTCACAACGATCGTGGCGGATTCAGAGGCTATACCGACGACTTCATGGGTTCCATGGCTCAAGCCTTCTACACTTATGGCAAGCTGTCCCCTAAGCAGTGCGAAGCCATCCTAAAGGGCATAGACGCCCGTGCCGCACGCAAAGCAGAATGGGCTGACAAGAAGGCCGCTATCGACGCTACACGCGACTTCGTAGGCACCGTAGGCGAAAAGATCACCCTTACCCTCAAAGTCGTTCACATTGTCGAACTGGACGGTAGCTTTGGCACCGTGTACATCAACATCTGCGAAGACGCAAACAACAACACGATCATCTACAAAGGCAACGCCAAGGGCTTCCCAGAGAAGGGCGAGACTGCCACCATCACAGCTACCGTAAAAGAGCACGGTGTACGTAACGGCGTCAAGCAAACCGTTATCCAGCGCCCCAAGCTTGCAACACTCTAATTTTCTGTTATACTGTCATTACTGCAATCAAGCAGGTTTAGAAAGGAAATCAAAATGCAATCATCAACACAACTTCGCGGTAACTGCCAATGCTGTGGCCGCCAGCAGGCCGTAGTAGGTAGATGGATGGCCAAGCACGGCTACACAGTCGAGCACGGTTGGTTCCAAGGCGCCTGCTCTGGCGAGTCTAGTGAGCCTATGCAAAAGAGCCGCACACGCACAGACGGCATCGTGGCTCAAGTCCGCGCTGATGTAGCTAAGCTGTTAGAGCAAAAGAACAAGCTCGAAGCAGGCACAGCTAAGCCAGAGTTCATCAACCGCGGTACAGAGCGCAAGCCTGACCTAATCCCATTTGCTGAAGGCGATGAGTATCAGCAACGCATGACCACCAGAAAAGTCATTCACGAGATGACATTTAAAGCTAGCATGGGCGCCCAGTTCGCTGACATGCTGGTAGAAGTGGCCGACAAGTACCACGGCACACCATTGATCGAGGTAGAGAAAAAAGAGCCACCAACACCCATCTATCGCGGCGATAAGAAGATATCCCAGAACAAGAGCTACACATACGAATGCAGACGCGTAGAAGGTGGCCGTGTGTACTACGTGCTAGACAAGAACGGCGCTAGCCTCAATGGATGGATCGGTACACAAGCTTGGCGCAAGCTAGAGAACGCATAACAACAGGGGGCTCAGCCCCCATCTTTTAACTTTTAATTATTGGAGAACACAATGACGACAACAGAAGACTTTCAAACGCAGGTCAAAGGCCGCGAGTACAACAGCCACTTGTTTGTGGATGTATATGATGATGATGGCGTATGGTTGAGCGTTAATTCAAGCGCTGGCGGTACACGCATGATCATGAACAAACAGCAGGCCAAAGACATGATCGCCGCATTGATCCGCATCGTTAACCACATTGAGGCAGAATAATGTGGCCATTCCCTACACACCCATTGGTACCGTGGACGCCTAAGCAGATCCGCGAGTATGAGCAAAAGCAACGCAACCAACTGCCAGAGGCGCCACTATGAGCGTAGAAGCAATGAAACAGGCGCTTGATTTTATTGAGCGTATCAATAAAGACGGTTGGATATTGGCAGACTTTGAGCCTCAAATGTATGACACCATCACATCCCTACGCCAAGCCATCGCAGAGGCAGAGAATCAAGTGTCCTACTCAAGCAACGGCACTGCTGGCAGAGAGAACATGACAGCACCAACTGGGTTTTTCTTTCAGATGCCAAAGGCAGAGAAGCAAGATGATGAATTGCAAAAGGTTCATAGCGCGTTAGCGTGTGCAATATGGGATCGAATGGAAGTTGAGGAATTGTTGTTCAAACTGACTGGCGTAAAGTTGATACCTAAATCAAACACACCACAAAAACGCACATGGGTAGGACTGACAGATGAGGAAAGCGTTGAAATTCAAAAAATCAGCATTTGTTACGAACAAGCGGTTGAATTAACCGAAGCCAAACTCAAGGAGAAGAACGCATGACAGTGGATGTTTTAAACAACGCTTTTTTGTTTTTTATGATTGGATTTTTTATATGGGCAATAAACAGATAAGGAGAAGAACACATGACAACAGCTAAAAAACCCGCGTCAAAGAAAACAACAAAGACAGAACCACAGTTTGCTATGCCTATGGAGGTAAAAGAATGGATAGACCAAGCATCCAGCAGAATGGCACACATGACATCAGAAATCGCGCGCCTCAAAGAAGAGAACAAACAACTCAAACGTACCCACAAGCTAATGGAGCAAAGAGTAATGGGGATGAGCAGTGAATAGCCTAGACAAGTTCACACAGCTACAAAGCCTGATGATGGGCTACGACAGATGTGGCTTGTATTGGAATAAACGCCTAAAAAGATGGGCGCTCATAACAGACGATGAGGAGCACACAGCTACTCTCATCGACACAGACCTAGACAGGCTTATAAACTTATTGTTAAACTCAGACCTGTAATGCGCTGAAAGCATGCGCGAAAGGACTGAAACATGACCGAAGAGAAAAGAAAAGTTGGCCGCCCAATGGGTAAGCTACATCAGGACGATATACGCAAAAAGATACAAGTAAGTCTTTTAATAAAAAAGCTTGAGGAACATGCACTTAGTGCTGACGATCAGGCAGAGATATCTAATAGCAAGATGAGAGCTATACAGATACTGCTAGGTAAGGCATTACCTGACCTAAGTAGCGTACAAATAAGTGGTGACGACAACCAACCATTGGTGATTGAGAACAACGTCAATGTATTTGGTGAGTTGCTCAAGAGCATCAGACTGCAACGACAGGCAGAGTGATCATGATTCATCACACACCTGAAGGCCACCACATCAAGTTAGGGCTGAACTTCAGCCGAGCCAAGGGCGGCTTACGCCTGCTGTGGGCTTGGTATGACTTTGCCACCCATACGGCCACAACTTACCGCTTGCGCATCCGCTTACACATGGCGCCTCGCATCATGTGGGAGGTTAAAAAGTTCAATGTGATCGATAGCTACCTGATGGCTCATGATCTTGAGCTTGTGCACAAAGAGGTTCTGGAAGACCTTAATGCCATGGAGTGCACCGTAAAGCGCACTAATGAGCCATACGCCCTAATTAAGCCGACATGAGCGCCTTAGACGAGATCCTCTCCGACCCCGCGGTCATTGAGGAGTTTGCTCTTAGGACGCCTATCGAGCAGACTGTCATCAACTGGCAGTTGAAGTGGCTGAGCACACAGGCACACAAGCATCAGATAGAGCCTAACGGTGATTGGTGGAGCATATGGCTAATGCTGGCTGGCCGTGGTGCTGGTAAGACTAGAGCGGCGGCAGAGACGCTAGCATGGTGGGCATGGGAGCAACCTAATACCAGATGGCTTGTATCAGCGCCTACTAGCGGAGACGTGAAGGGCACCTGCTTCGAGGGTGACTCTGGACTGCTCAACGTCATACCAAAGGAACTGGTAGCCGACTACAACAAAGCACTGCACGAGATCAGGCTTATCAATGGATCGTTTATCAAAGGCATACCAGCGTCGGAGCCAGAGCGCTTCCGCGGTCCGCAGTTCCACGGTGGATGGCTAGACGAGCTTGCGGCTTGGGACTACCTGCAAGAGTCGTGGGACATGATCCAGTTCGGTATACGTCTGGGCAACCGTACTAAGCTCATATGCTCGACCACGCCTAAGCCAAAGGACGTGGTGCTCGACCTGATAGGACGTGAGGGTGACGACGTGACTATCACGCGCGCCAGCACGTACAGCAACATCAAGAACCTAGCTCCATCGTTCCAGAAGCAGATCTTGCAGTACGAGGGCACCAACCTAGGCCGTCAGGAGATCCATGCGGAGATCATCGACCCTGAAGAGGGTGGCATAGTCAAGCGTGATTGGTTCCGCCTGTGGCCAGATGGCAAGCCCTTCCCCAAGCTGGAGTACATCATCCAGTCCTATGACTGCGCGACCAGCGACAAGACCATCAACGACCCTACAGGATGCATCACACTGGGTGCATTCAAGCCATTGGATGGTGGCATGTGCGTGCTGGTGCTGGACTGCTGGCAGGAGCACCTACAGTATCCTGACCTACGCCCCAAAGTGATCGAGGAGTTCGAGGTGTTCTATGGCGATGGACGTGAGAAGAAACGCGTTGACCTATTGCTGGTGGAAGATAAGAGCGCTGGCATAAGTCTTATACAAGACTTGCAACGTGCGCACCTACCCGTGATGCCCTATAACCCCGGTCGCGCTGACAAGACGCAAAGGCTCAGCATCGTGGCCAACATCATTAAAGCTGGCCGTGTTTGGGTGCCAGAGCACAGCCAACGCAAAGGCTACGTGAGGGACTGGGCTGAAGGCATGGTGAGCCAGATCTGCTCCTTCCCTGAGACAGTACACGACGAGTTTGTAGACTGCATCAGTCAGGGCTTACGGTACATGAGGGATGCTGGATGGATCAGCATTGATGTGGCACCGCGTGATGACTACGACGATGATGACATCTTCGACGCTGAGGAGTACAACAAGCGTAAGAAGGGCAACCCATATGCTGAGTAGGGGTGAACCCAGTTCGCGGCACAACAATTAGGGATGAACCCAGTTCACCCCTAGACTTGACATAGTTGCAAAGGCATAATCGATGCATCCCACAATGAAGGAATAGCCGTGGCTGACAACCAATCCGTTCCCATGCCCCCACACATCAAAGCAGAGCTAGCAAGGCTACGTGCTCTTATGGTGCCTGATGCTGAAGCCTACCGCCGACGTGAGATCGGATCTAAGCGTATGGAGGAGGAGGCTAAGAAGATACAGCCTCTGCGCCCATTGAGTGCGGCAGATACTGGCGACCAGTATCCATTGGCGGCAGAGGGCGGATCGATCAGGCGCTTTGATGTAGGTGGCTCCAACAGCATCAGCTTGGATGACTTAAATGAGGCGCTTAGAGATCGAGCACCTACTATTCCTGAGCAGTTCAACAGATACATAGCGCCGCATATCCAACGAGGCTTAGACGCCATGTTGCCGTTCCGCCAGTTGGCGCAGAAGACATTCGAGCGAAACGTGTACAACCCTTTGAATGAGTCTGTAATCAATAACATAAGCTCGGCGATTAAAACATCAGGTACAAATGCAAACGATGTCAACGATGCCAAAATTCACATAGCTAATGCGGCCAGAAAAGCGATTGGCATGGAGCCACGGCCTGTTGAGTTTGATGCGCAGAAAGCACTGGGCAATATTAACGAAGGTGAGTTTGACAGGCAGTACGTTGACATGGACAAACGCCACGCACAACGTCTTGAAGAGTTAAAGAAACTAATAGCACAGCGCAAAGCCAACGGCGGTCAAGTAGACATGGACAGGATGCGCCTTGAGCTGATGAACAGGAAGTCCAAAGGCGGTGTAGCTCACCTTGCTATCGGAGGCCAAGGCCCACGCAATTGGGTGAGCGGATCCGTTGAGCAAGTCTTGCATCCATTGAAGCAAAGAACAGCGGTGGGAAGCGACCCTGCTGAGACTTTGGCAGAGATGAACCAAAAGTGGACACCAGAAGCAATCGAGCAAGTAGCACAGACACAGCCCAATGTCCGCGAGATGATTCCTCGCCAAAAGACAGAGCTAGAGCACAAGGTTCACCTGAACAAATGGATTCAGAGCAACTTAGGCAACTACATCAAAAAGCAGATGGCCACACAAAACGATCCAATCCGCAACCTAGCGGAGCAAGGCATCGTCCACATTCCTAGCGAACAAGTTGGAATAAACAGATACAAAGCTGGCGAACATCGGACTACTCATGGTGGTGAGAGCTTTGGCAAGTCAGAAGAGGCAAAGGCTTGGGAAGATGCCGCAGACGTAGCGATTACTCCTACATCGATAGAGAAGTTACACAAGCGATTCCAAGAACCTTGGATGGAGAAGGCTGACCCAAGCACTAAGTTGTTACATGCAAGCAGTAACATGCAAGCCAGTAGTTTGGGCTTTGATCACTTGGTGGATGTATTAAAAGAAGACTTAGCCAGTGGGCGTATTCGTCCTGAGCAGTTGAATAAGGTCAGCATTGAGCAGGCTGTACGTCGTGCACATGAGTACGATCAAGAGAAGAAGAAGGCTATGGCTGAGACGGCTCTCAAGGCTACCGAAGGCATGGCAGTCCACAAAGAGTATCCAGAAGGTTACAAGTGGATTGAGTTGGCCAAGCCAAAGATTGATGTCAACAAACCATTGCCAGAAGGATTTAGATGGGTTGAGCCAAAAAGTGGTTATGAGCGCTTAGAAGGCCCAAGCATTCTTGATCCTCAAAGAACCCGTAGATACCTTGGTGAAACAAAAGAAGAAGCCCTCAAGGTGGCGCATGAAAAATCAACGATTGGTGCTGAAGATGAAAAAGCTCTTGAGGAAGCCCTCAAGTACGAAGGCAACACCATGGGTCATTGCGTTGGTGGATATTGCCCTGACGTGCTGGAAGGCCGTACACGCATCTTCAGCTTGCGTGATGCCAATAATGAACCACACGTAACGATTGAGGTTAGACCTAACCAAGCGCGAAGCAAGTACGAAACTGATTGGTTCACAAGTCAACCTGAAGAATTGCAAGATGCAATTACAAAGCAAGCGCTTGCTGAGCACGAGGCGACAAAACAAAAGCGTACCCCAGAAGAGGATAGATTTACTTGGGGGCAGGCACTAAGCAACGCCATCAAGTCCCATATGGGTGAGGTGCCACAACAGATTGTTCAGATCAAAGGCAAGGGCAATAAGAAGCCCAAGAAGGATTACATTCCATTTGTTCAAGACTTTGTAAAGAGTGGTAATTGGTCTGACGTTGGTGACATACATAACGCTGAATTGCACAAGTGGGGCAAAAGATATTTGAACAAAGAAGATATAGAAGCTTTAACACCTGAAGAAGAAAGCGCATTCGCTAGTAGGAATCTAAACAAAGCGAATGGCGGGATAATACGTAAAGCCGAAGGAGGCGCTGTGAACCCATTTGACTATGAGAACCCTGAGCATGTAAGTACAGTTGCTGGGCATGTATCCAAGCACAAAGACTTTAAAGATCTGCCTGAAGCCCATACACGCTTAGGCGAAGTGCTTTCCTCTGGTAGCTACAAGCACATGGAAGACCCACGCGTACAGATGGGGCTACGTAAGGCTGGCCACAACTCTTACTACACACAAGAGAAGACTGGCAAGAAGCTCAACAAGATGGTGATCAACAAAGCCGTCGGCGGTGCTGTGCCATCAATGAATCAAATGCGTGCAGAGCTAATAGGCAAGAAGCCTGTAAGCCTGTCTGACTTATCTACCATCGGTGCTAACGAAGCGCCTAGCATGAACGTCAAGGCTTATGTCCCACCATCTGGCGGTGAACTACCTGTAGGTGGTGTGAGCATGGGTGACCAGCCATTGCCTATCGGCGGCATTGATATGAGCCAACAACAAGGCGGCCAACAGTTAATGCCTGCTGGCATGGCTCCACCACAAGGAGCGCCACAAGGCCAGCCCCCACAAGCTGGTGGTATGCCCTCCCCTTTGGGCGCAGGAGCACCATCTCCACAGCCACCAAGCAACATCTTGCAGATGACTAAGCAAGGGCAAGCATTGAACGCTATGAGCCCACCACAGGCGCCTCCACGCATGGCTGTGGGCGGATCTGTACCTGCACCATACAAGATTGGTGGAAGTGACAACATGGCTCCAGTAGACAATGGATGGAAGCCAGACAACGGTGTTACTACATTTAATATCGATAACGTACAGCAAATTGCTAAGGGTGGTTCTATTGAGAAGATGAAGCAAGAGATGAAGTCCAAGGGCACGCCATGTATGACGCATGACCATGGATATGCTGATGGAGGGCGTGCAGGAAAAAAGTCTTCTAAGGAACCAAAGAGCACGGTTAAGGCGTACAAATTGTTCCGCGTACACAAGAAGCATCCCGGCAAGTTGTTCCCTCTTTTTGTCAACGCCAACGATCCCGTAGAGATGAACAAATGGGTGGACGCTCAAGAGGGTGAGATGGCTGGTAGCAAGGTGAAGAGCAAGATTGGCCCGCTGGCGTATCGACCCGGTTGGCACGCTGGTGATCTACCCGTCGCTACCCACATCGGTGAGAAGTCTGACCCTGAACTAACAGCACCAGACGTCCGTCCCCACAACCACGTATGGGCTGAGGTCGAGATGCCTAACGATGTCGATTGGCAAACAGAAGCCAATGAGCGTGGCATGAACCCCAAGGGCAAGCTGATCGCACGCGAAGCACACATCACTGACCAGATCCCCAAGGGCGGTCACTACAGATACAAGACCAATTCCAACATGACAGGCAACTGGCTGATTGGTGGAGCGATGAAGGTCAACCGTATATTGCATGACAAGGAAGTCAAAGCAATCAACAAGGCGGCAAAGGCAAAAGATCTGCCACGTATGCAGAAACAAAACTTGGCTGACTATGGATTTAAAGAAGGCGGATCGGCAAGCCCTACGCAGAAGAGCCCAGACAAGTTCAGACCTAAAGTCACAAAGGCATCGGAGGCGTTGGGTAAGCATGAGGGAAAGCATTTGAAGGTTACACAGTCTGATCGCACAAAGGTGGGTGGCGGGTTCCTCGGAGGCCCGGGGTTTTCTGGTCTGCAACACCTTTACCCTTCACACAAAGACGTCGCGTGGGGCGTGAACTCATCAGGCGCCGCCTCCAAGATCGCTAACGCCAATGCCGCTCACCCAGAGGGTGATGTGTTGTGGTCTACATTGCTCGGCGCTCCTAACCAACACACATCAAACCAAATGGTGTTTGATATGCTGATGAAGCAGTTCAAGAGTGGTATTAAGTCTGGCAAGATGACGCCTGAATTGCGTGATCGCATCAATGCTCAATTGGCCATGGCGGCAGACAGCGAAGGCAAGCCAATCTTTTCTAACGCAGACATTGCAAGCAAGAACTTCTTTAAAAACCTCAATACTTTCGATCAACGTCGCGTTATGGCTGACTTAATGGGCGGTAAAGCTGTGGGTGGTAAGAAGGGGCAAATCTTGAACTACGACAAGACAGTGGCCGACACAACAGAGCCTGAGTTGCTTGGTGCACCTACACACGCAATTGGCCCTCGCCTATTTCAGTTGAGTGGACAGCGTTCTGTACAACCAGATCTAAACCCAGCATTCCCTCACATGTTGCATGGAGAAGACTTAGGTCAGATGTTCCATCCAGTTCCACGTCAGATCATGTTGCCTGAGTTTCATGGCAAGATCAAACAAGCAAAAGGACGTGATGTTGGCTTTATGGACTTAACACGCAATACACCGTCACAGCATTTGTCTGAAGAATTTCTCACACACTTGCAAAGACATGGATATAAAAAAGGCGGCAAAGTGAACCTATCCACAAATATGGATACCATTAACTTAGAATTAAGCCGCAGAACAAAGAAAGCTAAATGATGGATGAACTAGACCCACAGATCACAGAGAACGAAGACGGCAGTGCCGCAGTAGATCTACCTGAGATTGAAACGGAAGAACAGCCTGACGGTAGCGCCATAGTTACTATGGAGGAGGATGGCCCAGAGGCCAATCCAGACTTCTACGCCAACATGGCTGAAGACTACGACGACTTCAAGTTGATGACGTTGGCTAGTCGGTACGTTGATTTGCTGAAGAAGGACAAAGATGCGCGTGAGCAAAGAGACAAGCAGTATGAAGAGGGTATTCGGCGCACTGGTATGGGGAATGACGCGCCCGGCGGTGCCACCTTCATGGGCGCTAGCAAAGTGGTACACCCTTCTATGGCTGAAGGATGTGTGGACTTCGCGGCACGCGCTATTAAAGAGATGTTTCCGCCTGACGGCCCCGTCCGAACCAAAATCCTAGGCAAGATGGATGAGATCAAGTCCGAGCGCGCAGAGCGTAAGCGTGACTATCTCAACTGGCAAATCACCGAACAGATCGAAGAATTCCGTGACGAACAAGAACAATTACTTACACAATTACCGCTAGGTGGCTCACAGTACTTTAAGTTATGGTTTGATGAGCAGAAAAAGCGCCCATGCGTAGAGTTTTTGCCTATCGATCGTGTGATTCTGCCCTTCGCGGCCAGTAACTTTTACACCGCAGAACGTGCGGCGGAAGTGCATGAGATTACGCACTGGGAATTCAATCGACGTATAGCTAGTGGCATGTATCGTGATATCGATATGGTGCAAGCCACCATGTCACCTGAGCTTACAAGACCACAGAAAGCCAACGACAAGATTGAAGGCAAGAAGTGGGAAGACAACGAAGATGGACTGCGCAAGGTCTATCACGTCTACACCTTCTTGGAGTTGGACGACGACAAGTACACCAAGGGTGAGATGGCGCCTTACATCTTGATGATCGATGAACTTGATAACGAAGTCATTGGTTTGTACCGTAACTGGGAAGAGCAAGACGAAACCATGACCAAGTTAGATTGGATTGTGGAGTTCAAGTTTATTCCTTGGAGGGGCGCATATGCGATTGGGTTACCTCATCTTATCGGTGGCTTGTCTGCCGCTCTTACTGGTTCTTTGCGTGCCCTTTTGGATAGTGCTCACATTAACAACGCCGCGACGATGCTCAAGCTCAAGGGAGCGAAGATGTCGGGGCAGAGTCAGTCGGTGGATGTGACGCAGATTGTGGAGATAGAGGGCGCGCCGGGCGTCACAGACATCCGCCAGATCGCTATGCCTATGCCCTTTAACCCACCCAGCGCGGTTCTATTCCAGCTCCTAGGCTGGCTTGACAACGCGGCCAAGGGGGTAGTGACCACCAGTGAAGAAAAGATCGCTGACGTCAACGCTAACGCGCCTGTAGGCACCACACAGGCTTTGATTGAGCAAGGCGCCGCGGTGTTTAGTGCTATTCATGCACGATTACACGAAAGCCAAGCACGCGTATTGAAAATCTTATGCCGCCTAAACCGTTGGCACTTTGATGAGATGCGCAAGTCTGACGTGGTGGCAGATCTAGAGATCAACCGCCAAGACTTCTCAAAGAACACAGACGTGGTGCCAGTCTCTGACCCACACATCTTCTCTGAGACTCAGCGTATGGCTCAGATGCAGGCTGTGATTCAGTTGGCTGAGAAGCATCCTGACCAGTTCAACATGAGCGCTGTGTTGTCTCGTTCACTCAAGCAGATGAAGGTGCCTAACATCAATGAGTTGATGAAGGATGTGCCTGCGCCTGAACAGCGGACTTCTGCTGACGAAAACGCGGCTATGCTGATTGGACAGCCAGCCTACGCGTACATGCAACAGGATCACATCGCTCACATACAGGATCACTTGCAGTTTGGCTTAAACCCATTCTTGGGACAGTCGCCATTTGCGGATCCACAGTACCTAAACCACTTGATCGAGCATTTGAAGCAACACATGACTTTGTGGTACTTGAACCGCTCTAACGGCTATGTGGCTCAAGCTAATAAGGGCAAGCCTGTGGATAACTACGATGATCCAAAGATGACCGCGGTAATCGACCAGTTGTACACAACGGTTGGCGCCCACATCACGTTGGATGTTAAAGAAGTGTTCCAGCAGTTCATACCTGCCTTCCAGCAGTTGATACAGCAAGCACAACAGCGCGCACAGTCTGCCAAGCAGAACCTGCCACCAGATGCACAGGTCGTTCACGACACAAGCATGGCAGAGACGCAACGCAAGACACAGGCAGATCAACAGCGTGCTCAAGAAGCACAATTGAAAATATCTGCTCAATCTGCTGAGCACGACAAAGAGATAGCCGCCAAAATTGCAATAGAAAACGCTAAGATCACTGGTCAAGTGATTCAACAAAACACAGCCCAGCAAAACGCCTTGCAGATGCATGGCGCAGAGCAAGCTAACGACATGCAGAAGCACGCACTGGAGCAGGAAACAGCCATGCAACAAGCGGCTATGCAACAACCGACGGAAACGTCACAACCTCAAGGAGCCGAAAATGGCAATATCTGATGCAGAACAAAAAGGCCCAATGGTGCGTTATCACGCACGCTTGGCTCAAGGCGTAAAGCTGGACGGCACAAGCTTGGAGCCAAAGGGCGGAAGCCAAAAAGACAAGAAGCCACAAGGCGGTTTGTCGCAAGCTAAAAAGAAATGATTGACCCCGTTATTCACGTATTGAAGCTACGCCAAGGAGAGATTGCCTCATCTCTTGCTGTTGGCAACGCAATTACGTGGGAAGCGTATCAACGAATGGTTGGTGAGTATCAGGGACTGCAATTTGTGCTTGATACCATTAACCGAATGTTAGACGAAGACAGAAATCAAGAATAAGTCCCCCTAAAGGACGAGGCCGCGTTGAAAAACGCATAAATGACGCATCTGCAATTATGGTGCATTTTAGGAGTTAGTATGAGTGAGAAAGAAAAGATCCCAACGATCGAGGGAAGCGCGCAAGCGTCTGATCCTCAAGAGCTGGAGTGGGCATTCCCGCAAGTGAATGCAGGTCAGACACCTCTTGGAGGGCGCGTAATTGTTCAGTTACGCCGCATCAAAAAGAAGGCTGGAATGATCATCATCGTCGATGAAACCAAAGAAAACGAAAAGTGGAACAACATGATCGGTAAGGTCGTGGCACTTGGGCCTTTGGCATACAAAAACCGCGACACCATGGAGTCTTGGCCAGAGGGAACTTGGGCACAAGTAGGTGATTTCGTGCGTGTACCACGCTGGGGTGGAGATCGTTGGGAGCGTAATGACCCCAATGCAGACTCCAAAGAAGATCCAGTGCTGTTCATGACGATAAATGACCACGAAGTGATTGCAAAAATCACTGACGATCCGCTGTCTTTCAAAGCTTATGTTTAAGGGGACAAAAAAATGAGTACAGATACCAAAGAACAGTTGGAATTGAACATTGAAGAGGGTAAAGACGGTTCCGCAGTCGTAGATTTGCCTGACAACATGATCAATGACGACGATTCAGACCAAAACAATCAGTCTTCTAATGAAAAATCAAAGGGTGGCGACGTTGATTCCGACGATGCAGACCATCCTGATGACAATGCAGAGCTTAGGGAAGCTAAACGCAACATCCGCAAGGCCAAAAGACTAGCTCAGAGGGCTACAAGGGAAGAAAAAGACATTCGCCTTAGTCAATTACAGCGTGAGAATGAAGAATTCAAGCGCAGATTGTCGAATGTAGAGCGCGAAACCAAACAAGGGCAGATTTCACGCATCGATAAGAACATCGAGGACAGCCAAGTACGTTTGGAATACGCCAAGATGAAGCTTAAAGAGGCCGCGGAGAACAGTGACGGCGACGCAATGGTCGAAGCACAGACTTTGTGGCGTGATGCTGAGAATCAACTTGTGCAACTGCAAGGAATTAAGAACCGTGCATCACAAGAGGCGCAAGAACAGCCTCGTCAAGAGTTGCCAGACCCAACAGTACAGCGTAATGCCGCTGATTGGATGAAGCGTAACTCTTGGTACAACCCAGAGTCAAACGAAACTGATAGTCGTGTCGCAAAGAAGGTAGATGAGTTGCTAGTAACCGAAGGTTGGGATCCATCTGATCCTGATTATTGGGATGAGTTAGATAGTCGCTTGCAAAAATCTCTACCACACCGTTACAATCAGAACACAAACGATAATTCCGTCGTTAGGAAACCGAGGAACGTAGTGGGAAGTTCTGGTCGTGAAGCTTCAGCCGCATTTGGGGGTAACAACCGCTCTCAGTTCATGCTTTCACCTGAAAGGGTCAAAGCAATGAAAGAGATTGGTGCATGGGACAACCCAGAACGCAAAAAGAAGATGATCGCCGAATTCGTCAAGTTCGATCGCTTGAACCGCAACTAATACATGGGAGTAATAATATGGAATCACGTTTAAAAAAATCTTTGAAGGCTGGCGGACGTCAGGAACGCGCAAGTGTGGAGGCAAGCCGCTCAGCCCCAGAGACTAAGTTCATTTCTACGCAAGAACGTCGCAAGATGTGGGACGAGGAATGGACGCAATCAGCACTGCCAAAACTGCCCAACATGGATGGGTGGCACCTTTGCTGGCTTTCGACAACCAATAGCTACGATTCAATCGATAAACGGATTCGCAATGGGTACGTGCCAGTTAAATCTGAAGAGTTACCCGGCTATGAAGATTACAAGGTTAAATCTGGAGAGCAAATTGGGCATATAGCTTGTAACGAAATGTTGCTGTTTAAATTGCCAATGGATATTTATCAGGATCTCATGTTGTATCACCACCATGACAAGCCTCGTGAGGAAAGCGACAAAGTTCGCGTTCAGCTAGAAAGTCTCCAAGGGCAAAGAGATAGCAACGGTAAGTCACTAGTTAATGTTGAAGGTGAAGGTCTTGGCTCTTTTGATCAGCAACCAAGCAAAGTCCCAGTTTTCGCTGGGTAATCTTTAACTAAGGAGTTTTTTATGTCTAGTACTAATGCTCCGTTTGGCTTGCGTCCTGCGTTCCATCCCTTTGGTTTGGATCGCGCTCAGGCGCTTGCTGGCGGTATTACGTCGGGTTACGGAACCCAAATCCTGAAAGGGCAACCTGTTGCCTATTCAGCTTCCGCTGGTGTAATCGTTCCTTTAACTACCGCTCCTGCATCTGGATCCGCTGTTGCGTGGTCTGGTGCTTTTGCAGGTTTTGAATGGACTGATACAACTGGTCGTCGCCGTGTCTCTAACTACTATCCAGCTAGCACCTCTTACACAGCAGGTTCTGCTATAGCTTATTTCTACAACGACCAAAACATCGTTTATGAAATTCAAGCCGATGGTGCTATGGCACAAACCACGATTGGTAATGAATACAACTTCACCGCCACTACCGCAGGTTCTTCTACTACTGGTCTGTCGCAAGCTACTTTAGGCTCTGCTACTGCCGCTGGTAACGGAGTCCAAGGTCAGATGCGTGTCGTTGATTTGGCACCGTATGTGGACAATGCGTGGGGCGATAGCTACACCGTTGTTCGAGTTGTTAACGCTCAGTCTCAGTTCTTCGGTTCTGTGACTGCTATTGCATAAGGAGCTAAATCATGGCCGCACCAATGCGCAGTACGGACTTTAGAAGTATTGTTGAACCTATCCTCAATGAATGCTTCGATGGAGTCTATGACCAACGTGCCGACGAGTGGAGCCGAGTGTTCCGCGAAGAAGACGGTATTCCACGTAACTACCACGAAGAGCCTGTCCTTTATGGATTTGGCGCCGCTCCACAATTGCCTGACGGTACTCCAGTTACCTATCAGCAAGGTGGCGTACTCTTCTTGAAGCGCTATGTGTACAAAGTGTATGGCTTGGCCTTCGCTTTGACCAAAGTGCTTGTTGAAGACGGCGATCACATCCGTATCGGTCAAGTTTATGCACGCCACTTGGCACAGTCTTTGGTGGAAACCAAAGAGTTGTTGTCAGCTAACGTGTTGAACACAGCCTTCAACTCCAGCTACCCCGGTGGCGACGGCGTTTCTTTGATCAACACTGCTCACCCAATCGTGAACGGTACGTTCAGCAACCAGTTGGCTACATCAGCTAACTTGTCGCAGACATCATTGGAACAAATGTTGATCCAAATCCGCCAAGCTGTTGACAACAACGGTAAGAAGATTCGTTTGGTTCCACGTCAATTGATCGTGGCACCGGGCAACATCTTCCAAGCCGAAGTGTTGTTGAAGTCTGTCCTCCGTACAGGCAACGCAAACAACGACATCAACCCCATCAAGGCAATTGGCTTGTTGGACGAGGGTGCCGCAGTTCTGTCACGTTTGACTTCATCTACCGCATGGTGGGTGCAGACCGACGCTCCAGAAGGCTTCAAGTTGTTGATGCGTCGTCGTCTTGAGAAGACCATGGAAGGTGACTTTGAAACCGACTCCATGCGTTACAAGGCTACAGAGCGTTACGACGTAGGCTTTACAGATCCGCGTGCCGCTTACGGCACTGCTGGCGTCTAAAGCAAACAGGGCTGGTCTAAAAAGCCAGCCCTTTTTTTTTAATTTGTATTTGTCAAACTTTTCAAGGAGAAGACAAAATGCCTCAATATTCTGACGACCTATTTTTAGGTCCAGCCCAAACCTACATGGGTACGGGTCTGCGTCCTTACACCTCTACTTTTACTGGCTCGATTGCTACCACAACATTGACGGTAACCGCAATGCTGTCTGGCTCACCAATCGTGCTTGGTATGTACATCGACGGCACCAGCGTGACCGACGGTACTTACATCACTGCGTTTGTTACTGGTACTGGAGGTACGGGTACTTACACGGTTAACCAATCGGTGACCGCTTCTAGTACAACCATCTCTGCGCACACCAATACGACTCTTGATAATCCTTCTCCTATGGACTTGGGTATTGGCCCTCTGGGTCGCATCTACGTTTGGGACGTCATTCCTCAAGCCGCCGTCACTAACAACATTGCCGCGTCGCAAACAACCACCACCGCTGGTCAGGCAGTCACTTTGACGGCTGGTACTTCGGTCAAGTCAGTTGTTCGCACTGACGGTACAACTGTTCTTCAGTTGGACTTGCCTCGCGCAATCAAGGTGAACTCCTCAACAACTGCTCGTGCTTTCACCGTCAGTGGTTACGACTACTACGGACAGGCAATGAGTGAAGTTATCACTGTGGTGACTGCCGCAACTGCTGTGACTGGTTTGAAGGCTTTCTACCAAATCAGTGGTGTGACTATTGCTGGCTCTGCAACTGCTGTTGTGGTTGGCACAAGCGACGTTCTGGGTCTTCCAGTTCGCGTGTTCAACGTGTCATACGTTGCTAGCGTCAAAAGCAACAACACATTAGCGCAAGACGCTGGTACGTTTGTCGCCGCAGACACTGCAACGGCAACCACAGGTACTGGTGACGTTCGCGGTACATACGCCCCTGCCACTGCATCGAACGGTATCGTTCGTACAACAATGGGAATCTTGTTGCCTGCAATCGCTGTTGGGCCTAACGCTACTCGCGTTGGCGCTCTTGGCGTAACACAAGCCTAAAGGAGAGCAGTCATGGGTCAATTCAAACCAATGGTCAAAATGATGACCACAGAGCCTTCAGTAATCCTGAAGCTTAAAAAAGGCGGCAAAGTTGCTTCAAAGATGGACGGCGGTTACATGCCTATGCAATCTACTATGCCTGCTCAAGCACCAGCAATGGCAAGTGCTCCTATGGGCATGGCTCCTAAAAAGCCTTCAATGATGGCTCGTCGTAAAGCGATGAACCCTATGATGATGGCCAAAAAAGGTGGCAAGGCTGACATGCATGAAGATGCCGCTCAAGATCGCGCAATGATCAAGAAGGCTATGGCTGGCAAGAAGTTCGCTTCTGGTGGCGCAATCGATAAAGATGAAACCAAAACTACCATCAAAGGTAATGCTGGTAAGTTCGTTAATACCAAAGTTGTTGATGGTGACAAGACCGATAAGGCTTCTGGCACCAAAGGCATCAAGGAAAAGAACGCTGGTGGCTTCAAAAACGGTGGCACCATTGAAGGCAATGCAGGCAAGTTTTTGAACACCAAAGTGGTGGACGGCGACAAGGCTGACAAGGCTTCTGGTACTGGTGGCGTCAAGATGGGCAACGCTGGTGGCTACAAAAAAGGCGGCAACGTCAATTGGGAAAACCGTCCTGCTGACACAGCAAAAGCTGGTGTTACTAACGCAACCACTGGTGGCGTGAAGAACGGCAACGGCGGCGGCTACAAGAAGGGTGGTTCAACAAAAAAAGCCTACGCGACGGGGGGTACTGTTGATTCAGGCAAACCCGTCGCTATGCCACGCAAGCCTGTGTCACGTCCAGTGGCAAACAGCTTGCAGTCTGGCACCTTTGCTAAAGGTGGTGAGGTTAAAAAAAAAGAGGATAAACCCAATCTTCGATTGATTAAGACCCATACTGGCCCAAAAGGCCATGTAGCTAAAGTTTACAAAGACCGTGATTGGGAAGAGTACAGAACCAAGTTCTACTCACCTGAAGGTAAGCATCTAAGCGAAGGTGATTCACACACCGACGACCTAGAAGATGCTCACATGACGGCCAAGCACGAAGTAAACAGAGGCTACGCCAAAGGTGGCAAGGCTAAGAAGTATGCTGAAGGTTCTTCCGTTACCCCCGCTGGTGATCCCAAAGTGGTTACAGACAAAGCAAGCCGTGAGCTTGAAGACGCGCTGAACCCTTTGAGCATGATCAAAGAAGGTTACGGAAAGATCAAAGACTACTTCACTAGCAAGCCAGCACCCGCAGGTAGCGTTACAAAAACTGAGAAATCAGTGACGGTGGCGCCCCGCAAACGCGGCGGAAGAGCATAAACTGAGTGGGGGGCTACGTGCCCCCTACTTTTAATTGGAGATATATATGGCTATAACAGCTACATCACAAACATTGTTTGATGGCGAAAGAATTGCCATCATGAAGTTTTACGCAACCATGAGCGCAACTGAAAATGAGTCTGCTGTTGTCAAGGTAAATCCTTCAACGTTGACTGCATCTGCCGCTGGCGGAGCTTGTGACGCCGTTACCATCTTAAAAGTGACGGCGTTGACTCATGGACTTGAAGTTCAAATGAATTGGGTAGCTACGGCTCCCGTTGTAATTGAAACTATCCCGCAAAACAATGCGTATACGCAAGACTATTCCAAAATTGGCGGTTTAAACAATAATTCTGGCGCTGGAAAAACGGGTTCAATTTCGTTTACTACGCTTGATGGATCTGCTGGTGATTCGTATACCGTAGTTTTAGAAATGCAAAAGCATTACGTCAATCCATACGCTTAAGGATAATCATGCCATTGATCAAATCAAAATCTGACAAAGCTTTTAAGTCCAACATCAAGGCAGAAATGGCCGCAGGCAAGCCCCAAAAGCAAGCCGTGGCGATCGCTTACAGCACCAAGCGTGCGGCCAAGAAAGCTGTTGGTGGTCGTGCTTCTGTCAATCCAATGGACTATGACAGCGATGAGGACTATTACAACTCGCTTAAAGCAAAAGGTATAAAAGCCCCTCGCCCATACACTCAAGCGGATCGTGAGGCGATACGTACTGGCTCTATGTATAAAGCCAAACAAGAAAAAGAAAAGGCTGACAACGCGGCTTTTTACGCTAAAAATGCTCAGAAGAATGCTGAGTATGACAAGCGTATTCTTGCGCAAGTAAATGAGCGCCGTAAAGCTTCTGGTGATACGGCATTAGAGAAACTTCCAAACAGAAAGTCGGGAGGCGGACTATATGCAAATATTCATGCAAAACAGCAAAGAATTTCTGAAGGCTCTGGCGAAAAAATGCGAAAAGTTGGTAGCAAAGGTGCGCCAACTGCCGATGCATTTAAGCAGTCTGCTAAAACGGCCAAAATGAAAACTGGCGGCTCGGCTAAAAAGACTTGCTGGTAAGTCATGGCAAAGAATCCATCATTAGCTGTTGGACGCGGTGAGAAACTTCCTGAGTCAAAAGGCGCTGGATTAACCGCTAAAGGGCGTGCAAAATACAACCGTGAGACTGGTAGCCATTTAAAGGCTCCACAACCTCAAGGAGGAGCCCGTAAGGACTCGTTTTGCGCGAGAATGAGTGGTGTTGTAGAGCATGCAAAAGGTGATGCGCCGAGAGCAAAAGCCTCTTTGAAACGTTGGAATTGTCCTAACTGGTAAAGGAAAAATCATGGAATACAGTCTTGCGGCAAAAATAAATAAGTCCCCAAAAGAAAAACAGCAATTAATTGACGCTCCTCCTCCTTCTTACAGCAAAGAAGCAGTGGACAAACAAATCAATCGCTCTAGAGAAAAAATTAGCGGTCGTGAAGCAAAAGCTATTCACTCTTTGTTAAAAGGCAGATAC